CTAAGTTAAAGAGTGAATTGTTAATATGATATTAAATCTAAACAAATGTTTTGTCAAACTATGAATTACAGTTAAAAATATGTATCTAAAATTTAACACCTCTGAATGTTTCTGTAAGTTTTGCTTTGGATTCTACACGTGAAGTAATAGTGTTTCTGATTATAGGAGAAATTTGTAATCTAATTCCTAATCCAACTTTTATTAACCACATCTGATTTATAGCTGTAAAGTTAAAAGTTTGTGAAATAACCGGTCTATCCTTCTTATCCCTAACTGAATTCTTAAGCAAAGTAAAAACTTTTTCTAACAATCTCCTTCTTAAACTAACTGTAATATCTGTATCGGGCGTAAATCTTATATCTGTGATAGATGAGTGTAATGAGTTAACCAATTTAGAGATTGATAAGCCTGTTAAAGTTATATCACCTGACATAATATCTGAAAGTAATTCTGACATTCTTAATCCCTCTTGTGCCATTATTTTCTTAACAGGATGTTCTTTGAAAAAGATATCATTTGATAAATCACGTTCGACAAATTCTAACAAAGTAATCTCTGTACCTTTAGGACTTATTGTAGATGATAAATTATAACCTTGATCTAGCATAGATTCTGATATTAGTGATTCCAAAGTTTCAGACTTTTTAAGTATTCTATCTAACTTGATAAGTGATTCTGACACAACACAATAATTATAAAAATTAAATAAATCTAATTCTGATATACCTAAATCTTTTGTCCAATTACGATAATCTAAAGCTGAGGCCTCTATAGGTAAATTGGGTGATGATAAACCTGATATATTTGAAGGTAATCCGTTTAACTTTGCTAAGTCTGCTAGAGCTGTTTTTGGTAGTAAGACTGACATAAAAAGCCAAAACGATTCTGATGAAAGTAAAGATCTACGTGATAATTCATTTTGTAAATCAGCTGAATATTCTGGTTCTGAGATAATCTTTGACATTAATTTAACTGGTAATGGTGAAAGTTCAAATCCGTCTAAGCCTAGTCTAGATGCAAATTCAAAACCGTTTGATATTAAATTTGGTGTAATTGATTTGTTTGGTGAAATATCAAGACCTAACTGTGAAATTAAACTATAGTAATTACGGGCAACATTCTTATCACAAATAACTATATCATCACCAAGTATACTATAATCTTGGAAGACAGATGTAAAACCAGATAATATTGCAGCCTGTTGTACTATACAATGATGTGTCAAAGCAAGTATTGGAAAAGACGTTTTTAAACCC